ATCGGCAGCTATGAAAGCATTAGGATTAACAGTAGGCACAGTATCTACACTTACTGGTTTTAGAGAGTTTGATCAAGACAACTGGGCTAGGTTAATAAGAGCTCTTCATAGTTCGCGAAATGACATAGTAAACGCTGTTAGAGGAGGAAGTAGTAATGAAAATTAATGAAGTAGTTAATAACACGCCCACACCTGTTAATGAAGGATTGCCTGCTCTTGCTGGTTGGGGTGCTGTTGCTTTAGTAGTAGTTGAAGTTGCATTTTTAACATGGACTGTTGCAGACATGTATGAAATTTTTGACAGGAATGGCTATCCGTGGCCGTTTACTGACGAATGGGATAATATGCCAGAATCAGATCAACAGATTATAATATTAGAGATTGTGTTTATAGCATTAGCAACATTTGGAGGACCGATTGCTAAACGAGTATTACCACAACGTGCTAAGGATTGGATTAAAGAAAAAGCATGGAATCACTTATGGAAACCGTGGATTAGAAAAAACAGAGCAGAAATAATCAATGCTGCAAAGTCTAGTAAGCCACAGTCGGCTCCATCAAACTGGAAAGAAACATTAAAACAAGATGCTATTGACAAATTAAAGGCATCGCCTATAGGAGTTCCGGCAGGATACGAAGTATCTAAAAGACTAAGATCAGGACCTGATGACAACTACGACGATGTTGAAGCATACTTAAGGTCTATTTCAGCAGATAATTAATTTGGTAAAAAAATATCATTTTTTGCAATCAAAAAGGTTGCGAAGATAAATAAGATTGCATATAATACAACATATGCATTAATTGCTTTACAGGGTGTAAGGCAAACAGGCATAAAACTAAAAGGCTAACAATAGGAGAAATATTATGGCTACATTAGCAGAAATCCGTGCAAAACTACAGGCACAAGAAACACGTTTAAACGGCGGCGACCGCCCAGTTGGTGACAACGCAATTTATCCTTTCTGGAACCTAGAACAAGGTAAAGAATCCACAGTACGCTTCCTACCAGATGGTAACCCTGAGAATACATTCTTTTGGGCAGAACGTCTTATGATTAAACTTCCTTTTGCAGGAGTTAAAGGCGAAACTGATTCACGTCCAGTACAAGTACAAGTTCCATGTATGGAAATGTATGGTGAATCATGTCCAATTCTTAATGAAGTACGTGGTTGGTTTAAAGACCCATCACTAGAAGATATGGGTCGTAAGTATTGGAAGAAGCGTTCTTACATTTTCCAAGGCTTTGTTGTTGAAGACGGCCTTCGTGAAGAATCAGCTCCAGAAAATCCAATTCGTAGATTTATTATTGGGCCACAAATTTTCCAATTGATTAAGTCTGCACTGGTTGATCCAGAGCTAGAAGAATTGCCAACTGATTACGTTCGTGGTGTTGACTTTAAACTAGTCAAGACTTCAAAAGGTGGTTATGCGGATTACTCTACTTCAAAGTGGTCGCGTCGTGAACGTCCACTAAGCGAAACTGAACTCGAAGCAGTTAATGCACACGGTTTGTTTAATTTAAATGACTTTTTACCTAAGAAGCCAGGCGATGTTGAACTGCAAGTTATGCAGGAAATGTTCCAAGCATCTGTAGACGGTGAAGCATTTGATATGGACCGCTGGGGTCAGTATTTCCGTCCAGCAGGCATGGCAGCAGTTACTGGTGACCCAAACCCAGTTGCTACTCCTGCACCTACTCCTGCACCAGTAGCAGAAACTACTAGTGAACCTCCATTTGAAACTGCACCTGCGGCAGCACCTGCTCCGGCAGCAGCTCCAGCAGCAAGCGGAAACAAAGCAGAAGATATTCTTGCAATGATCCGCAATCGTCAACAGCAGTAATCAATATTGTAGGGACTCTTCGGAGTCCCTACTAATTATTTTCACAGGAGATTCACATGGCTACAAAAGCATTTGACCTTTCTAAATTTAGAAAGACGCTAACCAAGAGCATTGACGGTTTGGGTGTTGGTTTCAACGACCCAACTGATTGGGTTAGCACAGGTAACTATGCTCTTAACTATCTTATTTCGGGTGATTTCCATAAAGGTATTCCACTAGGTAAGGTATCAGTATTTGCTGGCGAATCAGGTGCAGGTAAGTCTTACATCTGTTCAGGTAACATTGTAAAGTCTGCACAAGAGCAAGGCATCTTTGTAGTACTAATTGACTCAGAGAACGCACTTGATGAGTCATGGTTACACGCACTTGGAGTAGATACTTCAGAAGAAAAACTACTTAAACTTAATATGTCAATGATTGACGATGTTGCGAAAACTGTTTCAGAGTTTATGAAAGAGTATCGTGAAATGGCTGAAGAAGATAAGCCTAAAGTATTGTTTGTAATTGACTCATTAGGTATGTTGTTAACACCTACTGATGTAGACCAGTTTAACAAGGGTGACATGAAAGGTGATATGGGTCGTAAGCCTAAGGCACTGACTGCACTTGTTCGTAACACTGTTAATATGTTTGGTTCACACAATGTAGGTATGGTAGCAACTAATCACACCTACGCATCGCAAGATATGTTTGACCCAGATGACAAGATTAGCGGTGGTCAAGGCTTTATCTACGCAAGTTCTATTGTAGTAGCAATGAAGAAGTTGAAACTAAAAGAAGATGAAGCAGGTAACAAGATTAGTGAAGTACGTGGTATTCGTGCCGCTTGTAAGGTTATGAAAACACGTTACGCAAAACCGTTTGAAGGTGTACAAGTTAAGATTCCATATGAAACAGGTATGAATCCTTACAGTGGGTTAGTTGAATTGTTTGAAGCCAAAGGCTTGTTAACTAAGTCAGGCAATAGACTCAAGTTTGTTGACAGCAACGGTGAGGAACATTTATACTATCGCAAAGAATGGATCGATGATAAATTAGATATGATCATGCTCAACTATCATGCATTAAGCAAGCCAGTTGAGATTGACGAAGATGACATCGAAATAGGAGAAACAGAAAATGTTGACTGAAGATAATGTTATTGATATCTGGACTGGTCTAAAAGAGTTTTTCGATAAGAAAGCAATTGAAACAGTTGCTTCAAAGTATGTAGACATTCTCGCAGATAATGGTGTAAGTGATCATGTGTTTCGTGCTGCTATTGGTGGCGACGAAGATCTCGATGAGGCTATCGAGTACTATCTTGACGAAGCAGATGACGACATCGAAGTCGATTACGATTCCGAAGACTGGGACGAAGATTAATGGGCTGGTACTCTGAGATAAGCCGCGACATAGGTAAAATACCTAGTGCAGTTTCTTATTTTGAGAATGAACTTCTAGAAGCAAAAAAAGAAGTTCGTCTAATAGGTAACATTGAAAAAGCAAGTGCAGCAATGCCAGGCATTGTTGAGCATCGTTTTAATCAGTTACAGGAAATTGAGGCTGTCTTAGAGTACCTTAACATTGAACTTCGACGTTTAAAGAGCCATCACTTTAGAAAATATTTAGAAAACTATGCCCGTGCGTTAAGTTCACGTGAAGTTGAAAAATATGTAGAAGGTGAATCAGACGTAGTTGACTATGAAAAGATTATCAACGAGTTTGCACTACTAAGAAACAAGTGGTTAGGTATTACTAAGGCTCTTGACCAAAAACAATGGCAAATTACCAACATAGTTAAACTGCGTGTTGCAGGAATGGAAGACGCTTCGTTATAATGAATTATACAATAGAAGATGCAATTGAAATCTTAAACGGAAAATTGCAAAAGCCTGTAAATATCCGTTTAGATACCGCAGATCAAAAGTTAATAAAGAGTCTTAGCAATCAATTCCGTAAATCTATAGCGTTAACTGATCGTCAGTTAGACCTTTGTTTAATGAAAATTGAAAAGTATCGAATAGGTTTAAAGAGTAACTTAGTTGATGTTGACCATTTATTAACCAATGTTCCTTTGCGCATGCCTCTTCGAGAGATTGATCGCACTAAACGAGTAAGTTTAATAAAAGACACAGACGGAAAAACAAAAATACATATAAAGTTTGTATTTTCTAAAAAGTTTGGCGCAATCTGGAACAACATTGCACAACAAACATCGTTCAATGATGTATCTAATCAAGAAAAAACTATTCCTTTTAAAGAGAATACGCTATATCTAGTTGTTAACGAATTAAAAGAATTAGATTTTGAATTTACTAACGAAGTTATGGCCCTTTATAACGAAATTGACGAAATTATTCATAATCCTATTAACTACGTTCCGTATATTGATTACAATAACAACACTGTTGAAGTTAAAAACATTAGTAATTACTGCCAAACTTACTTAGACACTCTAAATAAAGACGAAGATTTTCTAGTAAAAATTGCCCAGCTAAAAAATTGTGGAATTTACCACAAAAGTAGGAGAATTCTTGCAAAAATAGCCCAAGATAGCCCTAGTTTTCTAATAAAAACTATATTGCAAGAAACAAGTACCCGTTTTCGACTATTACCGTCGCAATACGACATTGATACTATTATAGGTATAATAAATCGATTAAAACAGACACCTTTATTAATCATTGTAAATGAACAAAAAGATGTTACAATACAAGTTAAAACGATCGTTAACAGTTTATTAAAGGTTATGACTACTAATGAAATTAATGTTTTCTTTAGACTCAATAATACAGACGAGCATGGGCAAGAGTTTAATGAATATGTTAGAAACAATAAACTAAACAACTACATAGACGAAACAACAAAGGTAGTTATAATAACAAGGAACAGAATTCCAAAGCCGTTGTTCTCTTCTAATTGGAAACCTACTTCAGCAATAGTGTTTGAAGGCTACGACCATGGAAAGATTGCAGCGTTTTTAAAAGATATACCAAACGTTTATTACTTTAACGAAAGTTTAAACACACGTTATGACAGGCATTTAGGATTGAAAGAAATTGTACAGTTGTAGAATAATATTAAGAGACGAAGTTAATCTAAAAATAGAAGGGTTGCCTGTTGAAATTAGGCGAAAACTCTCAAATGCGCTAAAGTTTGAGTTGCCATATGCTCGACATATGCCACAATTTAAACTTGGTCGCTGGGACGGCACGACTACATTCTTTGGAATAGGCGGTTCTGGTTACATTAATCATTTAGATGTTATACTTCCTATACTTGAAGAACACAATGTTTTTATTGAAGATATTGTAGACGAAAGGCACCCGCATAAATTTGAATTTGAAAAGATTAAAGACACATATTGGGCCGACTTAGGCAAAGTTTGGCCTAAAGGACACCCTATGGAAGGGCAACCAGTTGTACTACGCGATTATCAACTTGATGCTGTAAACGGTTTTATGGATCACCCACAAGGCTTACAAGAACTTGCTACAGGTGCAGGTAAAACCCTTATTACAGCAACATTAAGTAGACTAGCAGAGCCCTACGGACGTTCGCTAGTTATTGTACCAAACAAGTCACTTGTTGTACAAACAGAAGAAGATTATAAAAACTTAGGTTTAGACGTTGGTGTATACTTTGGCGACAGAAAAGAAATTGGTAAAACACATACTATTGTAACTTGGCAAAGTCTTAATGTCCTTGAAAAGAAAGGACACTATGAAGAAGCACTATCACTTGCTGAGTTTATAGACGGCGTTACTTGTGTTATTATTGACGAGGTACACCAAGCCAAAGCTGAAGTATTGAAAAAGCTACTATCGCAGAACTTTGCCAATGCACCAATTCGTTGGGGATTAACCGGTACAGTTCCAAAAGAAGAAATTAACTATCACAGTATACTTGCTACAATTGGTCCAGTTGTTAATCGTATATCTGCCGCAGAATTACAAGATAAAGGTGTACTAGCAAACTGTCATGTTAACATTGTACAGTTAGTCGATGTGCAAGCATTTTCAGATTACCAAAGTGAACTAAAACACCTAGTTACGAACAAACAAAGAGTTGACTATATAGGAAATTTATGTAATAATATACGTGAAAGTGGAAATACTCTAATCCTAGTTGATAGAATTAGTGCAGGAGAAATGCTACAGGAATTAATTCCAGGTAGTGTGTTTGTTAAAGGTGATGTTAAATTGAAAGACAGAAAGGACGCATATGATGAAATTAATGAAGCAACTAACCATGTGGTTATTGCAACTTATGGAGTCGCGGCTGTTGGAATTAATATTCCTCGTATCTTTAATCTTGTTCTTCTGGAGCCTGGTAAGTCTTTTGTACGTGTAATACAAAGTATTGGGCGTGGAATTCGTAAAGCAAAAGACAAAGACTTTGTACAGATTTGGGATATAACTTCTACAGCAAAGTATGCTAAACGACATTTAACACAGCGCAAGAAGTTTTATAAAGAAGCCAAGTATCCGTTTGCACAAGAAAAAGCAAACTGGCAAGAATAATAACGGAGAAGAAATGAATATTTTAACAATTGAAAATGAAGCATTTGATTTAAGTAAAATGCCCGACGATGTAGAAGATGATATACGTTTTAGTGTACTAGATAATAACGATGTTAATAATCCAGATTTCTTCTTTATTCCTTTGATCTTCTTAGAAAGTTTTAATAGTCCAGCAATGGTATTAAGAATTGGTGATAACGAAGTAACAATGCCAATCGATTGGAGTATTGCTGTTGGCTGTTCTGAGTGCGGTAACGAACTCGAAGTGTTGCCACTTACTAGTTTAAATGATAGAGGTTTTGAAGCATTTTTGTTCAATCCTTTATCATCTTATAGACACGAATATGCACCTATTGAAATTGTAAATGTATACAGCGATGTAAAATGGTACTTTCCTAAAATGAAAAACAATCAACTACTATCAGTACCGGTAGAAGATGTTGACGGTCCTCGATGTGCTTTTTTCTGTAAAGATATTAGTAGGCAAAGCGAAATTATTAACCATTTTTTACTAACATAAGATAGGAGGCCCTATGGCAACATCAGAAGAAAAGAAAGACTTATTTGAAGAACTAAAAGGCCCGCATTATTATCGTATTACGGTAAACGGGTATGGGGGTGAAGCATCATATATGCGCATTCCAAAGGAAGCTCATGACTTTTGGAAGCAAGTAGGCGAAGATCACAGCGACAGTCCTTTAGTACACTATATCATTAGTGCAGAAGAACAAACTGCCGCAGAAGTAAACGAAGATTCAGAATACAGCGAATACAACATTACTATTCCAGACGAAGCAAAGTTTATGCACGATCTAGAAGATGCAGAAGCAGTTGGCTACACTTGGTACGAACCTAAAGACGAAATCGAACACGTTTGGGGTGTTAGTGCAGATAGTGCTTATGTTACCATTGACAAGGTTGAAACACCAGAGTATAATGCTAAGTGGATTGCTGACATAATCGAAGGCGAAGAACTCTACGAACTTATCAATCGCATTGGCGAGGAAACTGATTATGAAGTAGAACTTTCAGATGGTTTAGAAAACGGATGTGCTAACGCTGATAAAGGTGAGTTTGTTTGCCAAATGTATTCAGCAGAGAAAGGTACTTTCTTTGAAGGTATTATTGAAACTCCTGGACTCATTGATATTAAGAAACTAAAGTTCATTATTGATGAAGCACCAAACGGTGAAGATACACTCTGGGGTATAGAGTACGACGGTGAAGAAATCAGTAATGACGGTGGCGACACAAACGGTAAAGGCTACTATGCAAATGTTTGGGAACAAGGATGAGTGAAAAGATATCAATTAAAGACGAAACAGCCGCAATAGATCTTGGTGCGAGAGATCTGTGGGATAACTTTACAGAAGAGCAGCAAAAAACTATTTCGTTTTATTTGCTTAATCGTTATGCCAGCTCTATAAAGACCAGTGACAGAGAAGCACAAGAGTTGGCTATTTTTAAAACAAACGAGTACTTTAATAAAAACTTCTTTAATATATCTAAACACCCTAAATTACTTTGGTATCTTGTTTGTATGACAGGTAACGAAGAAAAGAAAATTTATTTCCATGAATGGATTGGATTTAAAAAGAAAACAGGTAATAATAAAATACATAAGTTCTTAGAAAGTTTGTATCCTGATATGAAAAGTGACGAACTAGAGTTGTTAGCAAGTATGACTACAACAAAAGAAGCAAAAGAACTAGCTCGCGAAATTGGTTGGGATGAAAAAACTATTAAGAAGGAACTATGAACTTAGATGTATTCGAAAAGCACAAAAAGGTAAAAATTAAGTTGTCAACTGTAGAAAAACCTTATGTATGTCAATATTGTGGTATGGGTTACATGAAAGAGTCCACATTAGTTGCTCATATGTGTGAACAGAAGCGCAGACATTTACAAAAAAATGAAAAGCATGTACTGTTAGGTTATCAAGCATACAATAGATTTTATCAGTTGGCGCAAAAAGCAAAACATACTAAAACATACGATGAATTTGCTAAAAGCCAATATTATAATGCATTTGTTAAGTTCGGAAGTTTTTTAAGTAATGTTAATCCTTTGTATCTAGATAGATATATTGACTACGTTGTAACAAGCGGTGTTAAACTTGACCACTGGTGTCGTGAAGAACTATATTACAAATATGTATTAGAGTTGATTAAAAAAGAGCCTGTAGAAACAGCACTAGAACGTTCTATCGAAACTATGACCAAATGGGCAGAAAAGAATAATAGTCAATGGAATCATTATTTTAGGTATGCAAGCCTTACGCGATCAGTGTATGACATTAAGGATGGAAAGATCTCTCCGTGGTTGGTATTAAACTCAACTACAGGAAAAGATATGCTTAACAAATATAACGACGAACAATTAAGCATTGTGTTTGAAGTCCTTGATCCAAGTTTTTGGAAGCAACGGTTTTCAAAATATCCTGCAGACATGGAACTAGTGAAGCAGGTAGTACAAGGTAGCGGACTGTGAAACCAACAGAATATAGAAATAAAAAATGGAATTGTTTAAGTGATTTTAAAGACTGGTTAATGAAAACTAATAAAGAAGATATACTAGAGTTTGACGGTTTTCAATTAACTACAAACAAAGGTGTGTACGGATTATTTGACAGCCATTTGCTGTTTATGGAAAAGAAGAAATGAGAAAACTAATTGACAATACAGAAGTAAACGAACTAGACGAACCTAAAACTCTTAAAATAAAAACCAAGTGTCCAGAAAAGTGGTTGCTAATTGATATGGAAACTGGACAGCACTATAGAGGTTTTATTACAGAAGGACACTGGGATTGGAACCCTGTACAGCGTAATACAAATTCATAATGCCTGATATCGATATAGACTTTGCAGATCGTACACAAGCACTTGAACTGTTTCAACATACAGTAGCAAGTCGTGTAGAAAATGGAGAAGTACGCCCGCATAACACTGGCGTGTATGTTACTCCTATTCCTGTTGATGTGCGGACTAATCTGTCTACTATTGATTACAAAACAGCAGAAGATCGTGGCTATTTTAAACTAGACTTCTTAAATGTAAGCATATATAAAGATGTAAGAGATGAATCTCATTTAACAGAACTAATGGAAAGGACGCCGCAATGGGAACTTCTAGAACACGACGATTTCAACAACTTAGTGTTTCACGTAAGCGGACACGGAGACTTATTAAGGACCCTGAAGCCTTGCACCGTGGAACAACTGGCAGCGTGTTTAGCAATTATTCGACCGGCCAAGAGACATTTGATGAACGAGAGTTGGGAGACGATTATGAAGGAAGTGTGGACGAAACCGGAGAACGATGAGTATTACTTTAAGAAAGCACACGCAATGAGTTATGCGTTTGCTGTTGTAGTACATATGAATCTGTTATGCGAGCAATTGGCTAACGACTCTTTTTAACTAATTGGATCATTTTACGTTTCACACGCTTTATAGCAATATTGTGTAGATTAATAGTTGGACCAAACACTACATTAACGTCTTTAGTATTCATAGTCATAATACTATATCTATAGGGTTCCATTTCGTGTTTTAGGAAAATATTAATCGGAATTACTCTATTTGATTCCCACCACCATGCTTCACCGAGCTCTAAAAAATCTTTACGTTCGTGTTCTGTTTTTAGATTTTCGTAATTGTAAATTGATGTTACGTATTGATCTTGGTTGATAATTATTCCTACGTATTCTGAACCACCGTAGTGTATGACTGATATAAATGGAAAGTTTTCTCTAATTTCTTCTGTTAATTTCATAATAAATACTATAGGTATTTTAAGTTATAGTTATGCAAAAAATCCAATTTTATTTAGTTCCAAACATAATAACGGTCACTACAGATCGAGTGGGATTCGCTACGGAGAATAGAAAAGTGTATCAAAGAAAAATCAAATTATACAAAGGTATTGACAATTTCTTACAGTTAGATGTTCGCAATGTTGAATACCGCAAGGAAGACGTAGTCGGTAAAACTGCCGAAATAAACTTTTACGATAGTGAGCAAAACTTATTGTTTACAGTTACAGCATCGCCAATAGTAGCAAATCCAGGACAAATGTCGTTAACTGTACCATCTGCTACTCTTGAAAAGATTGATCCGCAAAAATTAACTATGGCTGCTAAGTTAGACGACAACGGAACTGATAGAATTTTATATATTGATACACAGTTTGGTTTACACGGCGGAGTTGAAGTACTAGATGGATTTAATGAAAAATTAGCAGACACTGACGAATATCAACAAGTAACTACGTTTAATTATGAATTTGACTTAAATCATTATGTAAGCAGTTTAATTCCTTTTGGCATTAATCAAAATGACGATATCTTTGATCCTACTCGCACAATTGATTTAGATATCGAAGTAGACGGCACTGTACCGTTTTCAGGCGATGTCGAAATACAAGCAACACGCCAGCTAAGTACAGGATTTGGCAATGTTTGGACTACTATTCAAACTGTAAATGTTGCTGGTGTAGATACTAATGTTACAGGATTAACTAACGATAACAACTATACATACATTAGATTATTATATCCAAAATACATTCCTAATACAACTAATCTTGCCGGATTGCTTGACAAAGTTATTGTAAGAAACTAAAATAATACTTGTAATGAGTATTATTGATATTATCTTTTCGTATCTTCCCGCGAAACGTAAACAGACACCTAGTGGCTGGATTAAGTTTGACGCACCGTGCTGTATACACAACGGTGAAACTCGCGACGAACGTCAACGCGGCGGCATGATTAAAAACGCAGATGGTATCAGTTATCACTGTTTTAACTGCGGCTATAAAGCCAGTTATCAAAACGGATGGCAGTTGAATCGCAAGATGCGTCAACTACTAAGTTGGTTAGGTGCACCAGATGATACTATTACTAAACTAGCATTAGAAGCACTTAAGATACACGAAGACGAACGAGAATTAGAAAAGGTAAGTTTACCTAATCTAGTTGATAAAGAACTACCTAAAGATAGTATACAGTTAACAGAAGACACTGTAAATGAAGATACAGCACTAGCATTTGAATACATTTACAGTAGAGGATTTACTGTTGACACATATCCTTTTTATTGGTCGCCTGAATTAAAGGATAGAGTTATTATACCTTTCTTGTACGAAGGGCGTACAGTAGGTTATACAGCACGTAAACTAACAGATGGTAAGCCAAAATATCTAAGTGATCAAACACCGGGTTATGTGTTTAACTTGGATGCACAGCACAACGATCGCAAATTCGTGATTGTATGCGAAGGGCCTGCAGATGCGCTAAGTATTGACGGCGTTGCTATACTTGGAGCGGATATTATGGACAAGCAGGCAATGCTAATCAATCGGTTGGGCAAGGATGTAATACTATTGCCAGATCGAGACAAGGACGGCAAACGAACAGCCCAGCAGGCAATAGATCTAGGTTGGAGTGTTAGTATGCCAGACTGGGACGTTAAAGATGCAAACGAAGCACTAGTTAAGTACGGGCGATTGTATACGTTGTATGCTATCATAAACGGAACAGAAAATACAAATCTTAAAATACAACTTAAAATGAAAAAATGGTTT